TATGATATAATTATATGGGCTAACGAAAGCTTGCCCGATATGAATTATTTAGACGGATGGTGTGATGGCGTAAATGAAGCCATGTCCATTGCAGGTAAAGATATGCACCTCATGGTGTTTCATCCAGACTATGATGCTGAAGAAGCAGGTCTGGACTTTCTTATTGAAGAAGGCACAGAAGAACATAGTACAACTTACTGTATGGTATTTGTACAATTACTGTCAAAGCTGGATGATGCAGCCTTGAGTTTAGAGAAGTCAGGATACTATGAATATTTTCCTGACGATATATATCAAAGTCTAGTGGTAGACAGAAGGAGATTAAGAAATGAAGGGCAAAACTAAAATGGCTAAGAAGATGATGCGAGGCGGTAGCGTTACACCGAAACGTATGGCTGGCGGCGGTGCTATGAAAATGGCATCTAAGAAAAAGAAAATGATGCGTGGCGGTGTAATGGCTGCAGTGGCTAAAGACAAAAACCCAGCAGCTTCAGCTAATATGCGTAAAGACCTCCAGAACTATTCTAAAGCAGCAGCAGCAGCTAAACCCGGTGCAAGAAAAGGTAACACTAGTCCCGGCAAACGAATGATGCGTGGTGGAATGGCTAAGAAGAAATAAGTTAAAGGAGATAAGGAGATGGCACGTGTCTCTAAAACAACTTCAACCCAAAAGAAAACCTCATCGACTAGAGCGAAAGCGAAACCGACTAGAAAGGTTAGCCTTTCGCAAGGCGGTGCGCCACAGAGCAAGTCAAGAGTTAATGAAGCTGGCAACTATACTAAGCCCACAATGAGGAAGAATATTTTCAACCGCATTAAAGCTGGTACTAAAGGCGGTAACGCTGGTCAGTGGTCTGCACGTAAAGCGCAGATGGTAGCTAAAGCATACAAGAGTGCTGGTGGCGGCTACAGGTCTTAGTGTAATTATGTTTTGTGTTATCTCTGCTACTACAGCAGAGGTACGCATTACAGTACACGACACGCACAAATGGCTGTCTAGCTGCCATGTAGCAGTTACAGAACACGGTTTTGATAATCCAAAGGCTACGTGTTTCTGTGTTAGAGAAACAAGTAAGGATAATTAATGCCACCACGTAACCATAAAGACTGGATTAAAGAACCTAAAGTAGAGTACATTAACTCTCTTATCTACTCTGACTATAATATATATAAACAGGAACTTGATAAAATATTCTCTAAGGTATGGGTTCCTATGTGTCACTCAAGTGAACTAGTACACTTAGGTGCTTTTAGAACTACCCAGATAGCACTGCAGAATGTAGTAGCTATACGTTTTAAGAATGGTGTAATTAAAACTTTTCTAACAGATAAGGTAAAGTCTCCTTCGGGTAATAAACTAGCCTTAACTTATCATTCAGGTGACTGGCAAGAACTACCATGTGAAGTAAAGCATGGTGGAATGGTTTGGACTACACTAAATACTAATCCAACTATGGGTGTCGATGAATGGACCTGTGGCGCTTTTGATTGCATTGCAGACGCAATTGATACTGAGGATATGGAAGTTTTCCATTATCACAAAGCTATCATAAATACGAACTATAAACTGTGGCACGATACTAACAGTGAGTTCTACCACGACTTTATGCATTATTTTAACCGTGTGTCAGGTTTTAACGATGAATACTTTGCTAGAAAGAATATACCGTTTGATAACGGACACGTCAACGTCAGTAGCTTCACAGTTAACTACGAGGAATACGATGGCTTTGAGGATAGAGGAGAACTTAGTTTCCCTAACCTCCCTCCAAACCAATGGTATATGGTTGACCTGTTCCCCGGATTTAATTTTAATCTACGGGGTAGTGCTTATAGAAGTGATAGCGTTACACCTCTTGGACCAAACAAAGTTCTTATTGAGTTTCGTGGATATGGTCTCAAGAAAGATACCCCAGAAGAACGCCGCACACGTGTTAAACACCATAACTCAATATGGGGGCCATTCGGTAGGAACCTACATGAAGACCTGATTGGTGTATCTGGACAGGGTACAACTATGCGAGAAGGTACAGAACCCCGTAACATCTTGCATGGAAGACACGAGAATAGCACAATACATGATGAAGTAGGTATGCGACACTATTATGCTGAGTGGAGCAAGTGGATGGGTGTAGAAGCGAGCAGCCCAACAGGTTTGGCAGCATAGCGAGTAATGGCTACAAAGATAAATGAAAATACTGAAATTGCGTTACCACTGCGTAACATTATAAGTATGGTGGCTGCTGCATCCGTAGCAACGTGGGCATACTTTGGTATTATAGAACGACTAAATCAGATAGAAACAAACATCACAATGATGGAGTCTGACTTAGACCAGAACACAGAGTTTCGTATTAAGTGGCCTCGTGGTGACATGGGTAGTCTTCCAGCAGACAGCGAACAGTTTATGTTGATAGAGCATCTGTCAAATCAGTTAGATGACTTGATTACACAAATAGATGAAGGCAAAGCCCCGTACGACCAGCAGCAGAAATTAACACTAGAGTTCTACGAGAAACGACTAAATGCATTAGAAGAAAATTTAGAGAAAATAAGAAATGGAAATCATTAAAACCATAATACTTATCTTGTACATGGGTGGTGACGTTTCTGAACATACGGCATTTGAAAAAATATCAAAATGCTTAAAGGCTAAAAGAACTATAGAAAGAAACTTGTATAAAAATAGCCGGACAGTGCGGTACTCTTGTGAAAATAAAACAGTAGAAGTATCCAAGAATGATGATGGTTCAAATTATATAGTTCGCATAGTAGAATGATTGTATTTGTATTGTACGTGTACTTAGGTGCAAACGTAATAGACCGCACACAAACATTTGTAGATATGGACAGATGCCTATACTTTGCTGAAAGATTGTCCCGACAACAATCTGTTCCAGCGGATGATGGTAAAAGAAAAAAGATAACTGCAGTATGTAGACCCCAACCCAAGTAGGAACCAACCAACAATGATTGCAGAAACACTCGCAGGTATAGCACTTGTGAAGAGTGCCGTGGATGGCATTAAGTCAGTTATAGGCACAGCCAATGATATCGGTGATATAGCTGGACATATAGATAATTTATTTGCTGGTGAAAAACAAGTACAGCAGCAACGCTCTAAGAAATCGGGCGTTGGTATGGGAGACCAGTTTGGTGTAGGCAGCGTAGCCCGTGAAGTCATTGATGCCCGTATAGCCCAAGAGAAGATGCAAGAGATTGCAACTATGGTTGATATGAGGTTTGGACACGGTACATGGAAAGGTATTCTTGTTGAGAGGCAAAAACGAATGCAAGCAGCTAAAGAGGCTGCTACTAAAGCTAGAAGAGAAGCAATTAAACGACAACAAGAACTAATGGAGCATATAAAAATAGCTTTAGGTATATCTATAGTAGCAGCTTTAGGATTTGGTTTTATGATGTTTGCTATATTTTCTACTTGACAAACCGAAATAGAAATGGTATAACTGTATTATGAAAAAACCTCAAAAGAGTTTAGCAAATTGGTCTAAGCAAGATTGGAGGACTAAGAGTGGTAAACCTTCCAAGCAAACCGGGGAACGCTATCTTCCGTCATCGGCTATTAAAGCCCTCTCGTCTTCGGAGTATGCAGCCACCACCGCTGCTAAAAGAAAAGGAACTGCTGCTGGTAAGCAATTCGTCAAGCAGCCTAAAGAAATATCAAAGAAAACGGCAAAGTTTAGGAGAGGGTAATGCTCAATAATAAAAATAAAACAAAAGTAAAAAAAGTTGTTAAGGGTCTAAAGAAGGCTTCTAAGTTACACGCAACGCAAGCTAAAACTCTTAAAGGTATGATAAGAAAATGATACAATTACTTATTGGACCAATTGCGGATTTAGCAGGGACATGGTTAAATGGAAAAGTTGAAAAATCTAAAGCAGAAACTGGTGCAAAGGTTGCACGTGCTAAAGCCGAAGCTACAATTATGGAGCGAAAAGCTACAGGTGAACTTGACTGGGATTTGGAAATGGCTAAAGGAAGTCAGTCATCGTGGAAAGACGAATGGCTTACAATTCTTTTCAGCATCCCTCTCATACTTGCGTTCGTTCCGGGTATGGAAGAAATAGTAGCTAATGGCTTTAGGCAACTCCAAGAGATGCCTGAGTGGTATCAATATAGTCTTGGTGTTATTGTTGCCGCCAGTTTTGGTGTACGCAGTGCTACTAAACTCTTTGGCAAAGGGCAGTCCTAGTGGTGATGTGGTCTATGCACAATCACACAACAAACGAACAGGCAAGAAAAAATCGTGACAATAGTAATGGAAAGAATTTTAGCATGGAGACTATTACCCCGCCTAATGATGTTAATGATGTCAATCTCAGCGTGGAGAGTGGTGGAGTGGTTTATGACACTACCAGACCCGACAAGTCAACAAGCGGCACTAGTGAGTGTAGTCACGGGGGCCATGACAGGTGCATTTGCGGTATGGATGAATCACGAGGGTAGCGATGTTACAGTACAAACGAAACGACCTGCTAGACAAACTAATAGTAAGTGAAGGTCTAAAGCTACAGGTATATAAAGATACACTAGGAATTGATACTATAGGTATTGGCAGAAACTTAGAAGACCGTGGTATAACTAAAGAAGAACTAGACTGGATGGACATACCCAATATAGGCATTGTCTATGAAATGGGTATCACAGAAGCTGATGCGGTTTATTTAGCAACAAATGACGTACAGATTGTCGAAGGAGAACTGTTACGTGCGCACTCTTGCGTAGAGCAGCTAGACTCTGTACGTCAGCTTATACTTGTAGACATGGCATTTAATATGGGTGTCCCTAGATTATGTAAGTTTAAAATGATGTGGGCAGCTATCCACGATGAGGACTACCCAACTGCAGCAAAAGAAATGTTAAACAGTAGGTGGGCATCTCAGGTAAAAGGACGTGCCACTAAGTTAGCTAATGCTATGCACAACGGAGAATTTTAGATGGCTGGGTTTACTGGAAAAAGACAAATAGGTAAGTATCTAGTTACTTTTAAAAACGGTGTGCAAACAAGTAAAATATTTAATGCTGTAAATACGTCTACACAAGATTTACGAGCAACAACAAAACAAGCCGCAGCAACAGGAACACAAAAGTTATCTCCTAAAGCTAAAGCTAAAGCTAGACTTGCAGCAAAAAAGAAAGCGTATACTCCCGGTTTTGGAACAAAGATTATAAATATTTTTACAGGAAGTAAATAATGCCTA